TACGTATTTACATATTTTTTAATATAAAAAAGACTAGGATTAACCTAGTCTAAAATATAACTTTAAATATCAATTTGCGAATCTAAATCTGTTAATATCCTTTTATATTTTTCTCCATTACTTACTGATACAAAATACATATTTTGAGATAATAAATTTTCTCTAACACAAGAAATCAAACCAACTTCAACTAATAGCTTAATCCTAGCTTGACAAGTTCTTAAGCCAGAGTTAGAAAAAAACAATTTATGTATCGTACAAGTGTCGGTATTAGGATTTTTTAATAAAAATTCAATTATGCACATATCTCTATTTGTTAATAGGATTTTTAATGTTCCTTTTTGGACTTTAATCCTTTTGCTTAAGTTCCCATCTCTAGCAATAGATATTACATTATCTCCTCTAATCATATCAAATTGTTTTAATTCCATATCCAACCTGTCTTTGTTAATAGGTTTCTGTGCTTTTATAACTCTATTGTATGGATTGAAAACAGGTTCTTCTAAATTCAAAGAACATTTCATATTAATATATTCTGTGTTATATTTAGGATTATATTTGCTAATTAAATAAATTTCTAATATATACATATCTGCTTCGTTATTTAATTCAGCGACCTCTATAAACTCAACATCTTCATAACATTCAACAGTTAAATGTCCACCATTAAAATGTGTTTTTATCCTGCTATCTAAATTACGAGTTCTCCCTATATATATAATTCTTTTGTGCTTATCAAGGAACCTATATAAATAAAATTTTTTCATTGTTTACTCCTTAGGTATTAGAATTTCTCAATAAGATATTATGCCATATAAATATTAAAAACAGAACTAGAATTTTGAATAATTAAAGGACTATTGTTCAAGTCCTTTAATTGTTTTTATTAACCCATTCTTTTATTTTTTCATATCTTTCATCAGAGTAAAACTCTTGTGATAAATACCACTTTTCTAAATCTTTACTTCCTTTAGAATTATTAATTCTTAATTCACAAGGTACTATATTGCTTATATATGAGGTTCCTCCTTTTGAAAGAGGGACAATATGGTCAACTGAAATTCTTTCCATAGGTTTTCCAGAATAAGCGCATTTATAATTAAAAAATTCTAAACATTCTTCCCATTCGGCATCAGTATAAAACCCTCCATTAGCTTTTTTACTCGCTCTTCTTTTATGATTATATTTTTTATATTTATCTTTGTTTTCACTAGCCCATTTTTTCATATATATAGAAACTTTATCATAGTTTTTCTTTCTCCACTCGTTAGACCTTTTATTATCTGCTTCTATATCTTTTTCTCTGTTCCTTCTTCGATACTCTCTGCTTTTTTCTTTATTATTTGCTCGATAATTAATTATTTTATCTTTATTTTTAATTTTCCATTCCTTAGTTTTCTGTATTCTCTCTTCCCTATTTGCATAATGATATTCACGAGTTTTTCTTCTTAATTCTTCTGCATTAGCATTGTAATATTTTTTACTATACTCTTTTATCTTATCTTTATCTCTTTCTCTACGTGCCTTAGTGCATTTTTTACATTCGCTTTTAACCCCAGTCTTGCTTCTTTTGTTTTTATTAAACATTGACAAATCTTTTTCTTCTTTGCATACACTACATATTTTAGTCTTTAATTCTAGTTTATCCATAGTATTAATACTCACTTTTTATAATAATGATTCCATCTTCTCTTAGTTCAATGAGAACCTTATCGCCTTTTTTTATACCTGTCTTTTCAATTATGGATTTAGGGATATTTAATGATATATTTCTTTTATTGTCTTGAATTTTAACTATACTTTTCATATAATCACCTCATATATATTATGAGTAATAATATAAAATAATATACATTCATATGATTATATATTATTATTTTTAAGTAATTCCCGAACAAATTCAATTTCTTTTATTATATTATCTCTCTCCAACCAAATTTTGTATTTATACTTCTTTACATCATCCCAGTTAAAATTATTATCTATCGCCCATTTCTCGGCACTATCAAGCCTTTTTAATAATTTCTGATACTCTAGTAATAATTTATTTCTATCTACATTCTCCATTATTACACCTCTTATACTTTACTTCTTTTCTTTCGTTTAAATATTTTCCAAGTTCTTCTTTGCTTAAAGTATAAGTTTTAATTTCTCCTGCATTTTCATTAGTATATTTATATTTTAAATTTATCTCATGTCCCCATTCTGATTTTCCCATTAATTAATCCCCCTAAATACTATCCCAACTATCTATATTTACTTGTTCAAAATTATCAAAGTATCTTCTATTAAGTTCTTTTTCTGTTTCAGCACTATAAAATCTTTTTCTATCTATATCAAACATTAATTTTTTACCTACATTAACTCCAGTATGCCTGTTTTTCAGTACTTTCAAAATTGCATCATATTCAGTTACATCATCTTTTGCTCTTGATATAGTTGTTACATAGTCAGCTAAATTTGTTATATTAGCACTCCCTGCAACATCATCTTTTTCTATCTCTTCGTTCATTGACTTTCTAGGGTGTGCAACTAGATGAACTAAAGCATTATATTTTTTAGCAAAGTTTTTTAATTTCTTAACTACATCTGTTTCAGCTTCATACTTATCTTTATAGCTGCTTTCTATTGTCATTAAGTTATCTATTACAAATACCCTTACACCATATCTTTTTGCTAATATAGTCATTTTATCTATTATATTTTCTATTCTATAATCATCATTATCATATAAGAAAAATTTATCTTTTATATCCTCAATTATTTTTTCTTTTGATTGTATAGTTACTTTTTTATATTTATGGCCATCTTTAGCAGTATATTCTGCAAATTGTTCCTCATTTGCTAGAGTTTGAAGTAGCCAATATTTTACATTACCACTTACTAATTCCCCACTAAATAAAAATGCCTTATAACCTTGTGCTATAGCTTCTGCTATATATATTTGATTTAGTATAGTTGATTTACCACTACCATTACGGCCACTTAATACATTTAAACTGCCAAATACCATTCCTATTAGCTTATCATCTATATATTCTATACCAGTTTTTAGAGTTTCTGCTTCGTGAACATCAAAGTCTTCTATCATATCAAGTGTAGCAACTCCATCTAGCATAGGTGTAGAAGCTTTTTCTATTTGCTTTAATACTGCTAATTTACCGTATTTATGAAGCAATTCGTTTATATCATTAGCAACTTCGCACCTAACTATTTTTACACTACTGTTAGGCAATCTATTAAATACCTCTCTAGCACCTTTCACACCTGGTTCGTCATTATCAAACCATATAATAACCTCTTCAAATTGTTCTAAAAAAGTCCAATTTGAAGTTATCCATTGATTTGTTGAATTTACCCCACTTGGTATACTTACAGCATTTTTAAAACCAGCTTCAATAGCACTTAAACAATCAAATTCACCCTCTGTTATTAATAAAGCTTCACTAATATTTACCTTATCCATGTTAAACAAGGTATTAACATTGGTACCTTCCTCAAACCACATTTTAGGGCCACTTGATTTTTTAGTTTTTCTATATTTATTGGCTAAATGTTCCCCTAACTCGTTTTTGTATTCAAATACAATGCAGTTTCCACTTTCTTTTACTCCTACATAATCCAAAGTAGCTTTTGATATATTTCTTTTTTCGCAGTAGCTTAATATATTACTATTGCCATTTTCATACTTTGTAGGCTCTTTTTTAAGTTTTCTATCACTTTCATTAATATTTATATCAATATTCATTCCAAAGTCGCTTACAATGGTTTTTACAGCTTCTAGAAATGATTTATTATAGTATTCTTGATAGTGATTAAATATATCATAAGATGCACCACATGAAAAACACTTAAACTTTTTCTTTTTACTGTCAAAACTCATACTGGGATTGCTTTCAGAATGTTTAAAACATAAACACTTATTATTTTTAAATTTTAATCTTAAATCTAAAGCTATTTTATTTTTTACTGCTTCACTATCTATATATCTTTTTATATCTTCTACTATATTTTTAAGTTCCATAGATATACCTTTCTATCCAATATCACAACTCTGTGTATATTTTCTTCTAGGGTTGCATATATTAGGATTAACTGAATTATTATTTTTCTTTCCAGTATCTACTTTTGTAGATGCTTTTTTATTTTTAAGTTCATATACACTTAACCAGCAATTCTCAATACTATTTTCTAATATCAATATCTTTTCAAAGTCATTATTTGTGAAGCTGTCTAATTTATTTAATATTCCTTTCAACGCCCTTTGTGTAACTGGTTTTTTAATTTTATTTCTCATACTAATAAAGTCATTTATAGTAGTTTTCAAATCATCATTTTGAGTATAAGAATCTATTAATATATTATTATTTTTTTCTTTTTTCTTTGATAGTGTTGTTAGATTGTTGTTAGATTGTTGTTGTTCATTATCCTCAAAGCCTTGTAATTGCTCGGTTTTATTTGTTGAATAGTTGTTAGTTTGTTGTTGATTGTTATTAAATATTTTCTCCTTCATTGTTAATCTAACCCTAGTTTCTTTCCCTTTAGTTCCTTTTCCATTTTCAATATCCTCAATATACCCAGCTTCTTTGAATTTCTTTAGTATAGTCCTAACTTTTTGAGTAGTTAAATTTGCCCTTTTATCACTATTTACAACTAATTGATTAACTGTATAGCCAGTTATATTATTTGTATAATCTTCATATTCACAAAGTTGCCTCCAAACTTCGTATTCCTCAAAGCTAAATTTGTGTAATGTAAAAAAATATTGATCTTCATTTTTCATGTTATTCCCCCTAATTCTAGTCCCCTAATAATTCCTCATATGTTACATTTAGAAGTTTTTTTAATATTTTAATTTCTTCTAAATTAAATTTCCTTATTCCAGCTTCTTTATAACTATAAGAAGCTTGAGTTATACCTAAAGCTTTAGCTATATCATCTTGGTTTAGGTTTATTGATTTTCTATATTTTTTTATATCCATCATTTAAAATCACCTCATATTAAATTATATTAATATTATATAACAGTATATTATAAATGTTACGTTTTAATAACACCAAAATACCGACATAAAAATATAAAAATAGACTGTATTTCTACAGCCTAAGACAAAATAATTTATATATTCTTTAGGTATTCTCTCGCATGATAATATAAAATGTCATGGATTAGTCTTGCTGAATTGCTTTTATCTGTGTACCAAATACTTATATTATATCTAGCAGCTAAAGCATGAAGCATAGCATAAAAAGAAGCTGGTGACACTTTAGAAGCTTTATCATATCTAAAATGCTTACTAGATAATATTTTAGAGTGCATATCAGCAACTTCTACTACTAAATGTACTTTTATATTTTGCTCATAAGCTCTTTTTAGTTCTCTTTCAAATCTTGTAAGGCCTTCATCATCTTTACTTTTACTATCAAATAAATTACAACACAATTCATTTAGATCAGCTTTTCTTTCAATAACTACCTTATCCTTAAAATTTATAACTTCTTTATTTGGTAATTGTACTGCTAAAGTATAATCCCCAACTTTTAATCCTTTCTCTTGGATATAATATTGTATTAGCTCACTATAAGTTGATTTTTTACCCCTATACATATCGTGGTGACTAGGTTTATATTCAAAGCCTTCATCGAATTTATTTAATATGTGATTTATAGATTTCTCCCTGCTATCAATAACTATTTTGTATTTTAGTTTTTTTATGTCCATAATATCCCCCTTTAATTATGTCTATAATGTTCAACAACTTTCCATACTAGATATAAGACTAATACATCAAAAGCTATTGTATAAGTTATTAAATTATTAAATATATTCATCTATCCCCCTACTAATTGTATATATGAAAATAAGTAGATGCAAACTATGCACCTACTTTAGAAGTTATTATTTTCTGAAACCCATCTATGGCGTTTTTATATTCTTCTATGGTAATGTCTTTAACTGCTTTACCATAGTTATTTTTTATCGCTTCATCTACTTTTTTATAAGTATATCCTGCTTTATATCCTACTAAATAAAGCTCTTTCACTTGTTCCTCTGATAACTCTTTATTGTTTGAATAACTTTTATCGTTAAGTTTAGCCTTTATATTTTCTTCCCCAGTTGATTTATTAGCATCATCATCTTCTCCAGTATTTAAATTAAGTATAGCTTGATAACTATATCTTCTCATATAACTTATAATACTTCCTGCTTGTTGTGGATCATTTGCCTTTGCTGGTTTCATAAATATAGGTTCACTTTCTATAAATTCCCCACTTTCATGGATTAATAATGTTTGTATTCCTATACTTCCATCTTCTTTAGATAGTGGGCTTTGCATAACTACTAATCCATTTTCTTGCAATATTGGTCTAGTAGCTTCTATCAATCTATCAAGTGTTACATAGTTACTTTTAAAAAATGGGTTTTTAGCATCCTTTGCTATCTTTGAAACCTCACTATTAAATTTTACTAAAGATACTGCTAATTTACTTATACTTTCGCTTCTATTCATTTCTAATACCACCTTTACTTAGTTTTATAATACTCTATATCCTTTAAAATATCTTCTAATTTAGCTTGTAAGCTTTCTAGAAAGTAATCTTTGTTTCTATATTCACTATGAAGTTTTTTATGCTTCTTATCTGCTTCTTCACCGTCAAACTCTATCCAAATATTTTTAGCTTCTTTTAAGTATTTATCTTGAATTATTTTTCTTTGGCTTAGTATAAATTCTAATTCCTCCATTAGATCCCCTTCTTTCTGTAAAGCTGGGGTAAATTAATACCCCATACTCATTAATTCATTCTCTAATTCAATTATATCTGATTTAATATCTTCTGCATCTTGAAATCTATCATTTAGCAAAGCTATCTTTAACTCATATTCTAATAATTCTATTTCACTTTCTATATTAATTGCTTTGGCTTCTAATAACATTTAATTACCCCCCTATAAATCATTTTTTAAATCTCTTTCAGTTTGTAACTCATTTTCATACCAGCTTTCAAATTCTTCAAAGTCTAGTGGAGTTTCTTCAACTCCATCTAAACTTTCCATTTCTTTTATAAAAGCTTCACTATCGAATTTATACATTTACTAGCACCCCATTTCATTTAGTAATTGTTTTAATTCTTCTGCTTTAGCTTCATATTCTGTTTTAAATTTATTATCTTCTTCTAACCCATTTATTAAACTTTCATATACTTCTAATTTAGCTTCCATTTTTAATTTTAATTCTTCCATTTCCAATACCTCCTAAATTTTGTTTTTCTCTTTCCCTTTTCTTAATATTATTATATGCTCTTTCGTTGCTTTTATGCAACTAAATTTATAAAATTTTACTATAAACTTAGTTGCATTTACTTTTTTTATATAGCTTTATATCTTTTAAAATTGCTAAATTCTTCTTTAATAAATTCATCAGTCATAGTTAATTGAAAGTCATGAACACATATATTTTTATATCCTATTCTTAAATAGAATTTCCAACTACCATCTTTATAAGTATATTTTTTAACTGTCTTTCTAACTTCTTTTCCATTTATTAATCTATAGCCTACTTTAACTATATCTTTATTAAAATCATATACTTTTACACCTATTGCATTAGCATTTTTTATTCCATCTACTTTAAATTTTGGAACTTCTTTAATTTCCACTTCTTTTACTTCTTCATAAAATCTTTCAACATCTTCCACTGCTAATCTTGTTCCATCTTCAAATTCGACACATTCCCAAGTTCTCTTTCCATTACTCATAAAACTTTTCCCTACTATTACAACTTCTTTATTATTTATTTTATTTATTAATTTAGTTCCATTTTTCATTTTTTCTTTTCTCCTTTATTTATTATTTATACTTATATTATATATCTTTCGTTGCATAAATGCAACTATTTTATTAAAAAAAATTAAATAATATTTTTTATATCTGTTTCAAGTGCTTCACATATTTTTAATAAATTATCGAAACTAATCTTTTGTATTGATCCGTTTTCATATCTATTTATAGTTGATCTATTAATACCAGTTAATTCAGCTAATCTATATTGACTTATGCCTTTACTTTCTCTTAATTCTTTTATCTTTTCGCCCATTTTTCATATCTCCTTAAAATTCATTATACTTATAATATACAGTTTAAGTTGTTTTTATGCAACTATTAAATAAAAAAATATACTCCTAAAACTAGAAGTACATTTTCCGTCAATGATATTTGGTCTACAAAATATAAAACATAGAAAAAATTATACCCATTTTTTAATATATTTTATTTAATAATACATACATATAGCCTATAACACATATATTAATTAAATTATAGTCAAGTTTATATATATTTGTCTAGCAATTTGTAAATTTTTTCCAGTTCCAAGCTGGACCATTTAACCTCACCTAATAATTTTCTTCTTAAACTGTTATAGGTTATATCTAATTCTTGAGCTATGAATTTCTTTTTTAATCCACTTTTTTTAATTGCATCATCTATCTTTTTATTATCAATATTATCTAAATACATTTAATCACCTACTTTATAAAAAAGCTTATAATAGCATATGCTAAAGCACCCCACATAATCCAAGTAAGAACACCATTTTCAGCTTCGTATTTAATATTAGGCTTTTTAATTACTTGATATACTTGCCATTCTTTTTCATCTGTTACTTGTATGTTTAAATGATCATTTTGTTTATCTAATTTATTGTATATGGGGTGATACTTGTTAATAAAATATACTTCCATAACTTGAGCATCACTTTTAGTTTCCCATTTAATGCAGTCTATCCTGGCTATAGACTTATAGCATTTTTTAGGTAAATGGCCTTTTTCAAAATGTTGCCCTATTCTTTTTGCCATACTTTGGCCAGTATAACCAACGTAAATTATATTTTCATTAGCATCTACAAATCTATAAGTATATGCCATTTTAAACCCTCCTAGTTTTTTAGATTATGCTTTAATAATTCTTCTATTTCATCTTCATCTATATAAAAACTTTGGACTTCTTTAACTCCGTTTTTATTTCTAATTTTACATCTACCAACTATATTAATATCTTGTAAATTATGGTTTTTACCTATAATTGTATTACTATCTGTTTCATCATTAGTTTTAAGCCCTATAATTTGAGGGCAGTTCATTTTACACTTGCCTATAGAATCTTTTGTAGCATCTTGCATACATAATATAAAATAAAATCCAGCTTTTCTACCATGGCTCATTATTTGATGTAATTCTTTTTTACATTTTTCATTTGCTGAAAGCAGTACAACTTCATCTATTATAAATACAAAGTAAGTCATTTTCTTATCGTTCTTTTTATTGTAATTAACTACATTCCTGCAATTAGCTTCTTTTAGTATTTCCATTCTTTCTTTATATTTATTTCTAAACCAGTTAACTTGTTCTAAAAAACCATTATGAGTAGTAGACATATTTATAAAATGTTTATATTTATAAAAATATGATACATCTGCATCTGCTAGATCACATCCTAGAAAGCTTACCTCATTTGGTGTATAGGTTAACATAAGACTTGTAATTAATACATTTAATATATTTGATTTTCCAGCTCCCGTCATACCACCTATTAATATACTTCCATCTAATATATCTATTTTTACTTTCTCACCTTCATTATTTACATCATTCCCAAGGTAAAAGCTTACACCGTCTTTTTCACCTTCTGTATATTGATATCTTATTATATTTTTATCTTCTAATATATCGCTTATCCCTACTGGGTAATACTCATATTTGCTTATATTTTCAACTATAATTTCTTTATCTTCTGCATCCATACTATTTTTTAATATTTTATATATACCAGCCATCGAACCTACTGCAACTGAACCTAAAATAGTTTGGATTAACATTTGAATTTCCTCCCACTTATGTTATAATTTATTTATTCCAAATATTGGAAAATATTATACACATACATTTTTTCTATATAAAAAAATCTTCAATAAAAATATTAGTATTAATAGTAGTAGGTGGGAATATATCCCACCCCTATTTTTTATCTATAACATATATAAAATTATCGCCCAGTATCCTAAATAAGTTATAGCCCCAATCATTAAAAACTACCCCTCCTTTTGGATACTTCAAAACCTCCACAACACTCAACCAAACTAAAATTATAATCGCTAATTAATATATCTTTCATAGTGTAAAAGTCGTTCTCTGCTTGTTGTGAAGCTTCTAAACATATCTCCTTAAATCTTCTATAACTCATATTATCAGTATGACTTAAAATAGCTAATACCTCATTTTTATTTTCTAAAGTATATATTTTCATATTTTATCCCCCTTAAATTTAATTATTTTATATTACAGTATATTCAATTGTTATGTTTTTGATACATTATGTAATAAAAAAACTAGAGAAATTATTATCTAGTTACTTTTAAAGTTTTATTTTAATTGGTTTTAAGACAGAGTTATAATTACATTTGCAAGTAACACAACTCCGTTTATAATTACATATTTTATATCTTTACTAAGGTACATTCCTATTAAACAAAGAAACGTACCCATTATACATATAACTTTTGAAATTTCCATAATACTCACTTCCCTTAAAATTTTGATTTTATTTAAACTTAAAATGGTAAAAGTAAATCTATTAATTTTCTTTCATGCTCTTCGCATAAATAAACTCTAGTTCCAAGTGAATTTGGCCTAGTATCTTCTGTAAAATCTATTAAAATGCTACTGTCATTATCGCAACATTCACAAATATTTTCTTTATTATCAAATACTTTAATCATTATCTTTCTCCCCTACTGAAAACAATGAATAGTAAAATAATAATATAATAAAATAAATTAATATCCCTAAAATTATTTTCATGTCTACCCCTTTAAAGTTTCCATCTATATTTATATCTATGCCTACCTTTACAACCTTCTACAGTTCTATTTAGCTTTTTAGCCACTTCTTCATATGTATAATTATTTCTAAGCATATCTAGCATTCTGAAATCTTCTTCTTCACTCCAGCTTTTTTTAAACTTCTTTAATTTATTTCTATCAGCTTCTTTTTTAGCTTTTAGCCATGGCATTTCATTCTCGAATATATTTATAGTTAAGTTATCATAATGCCATAAGTCTTGATTTTCTTTTAAAAATTTTCTTAATTGAAATTCATCTAACATATAAGCCTTTTGTTTAGTCTTTGACTTATGGTGTGGAAAATTATTTTTAATAATCCTCTTTCTTATAGTACACTTATTAACCCCTAGCATTTCGGCTATTTCTTTTGTAGAATACCATGCTATTTGACTACTTAATCCTAGTGTTGTATATGCTCTATTTTCAACTGCTCTTTTGCTTCTACCTAAGTATTTACATATACTTTCGATTTTAACTGTACCCCATTTTTCTTTTAAATAGGCATCTTCTTCTTTAGTCCAAAACCTTCCAACACATAAGCCCATTCTATAACCCTTTTGTCTTATACTGTTTATATTTCTACTTAAATGTTTAACTAAAAAATCTTCTTCTTTATTCCAATTATCTATTAAAAATTGTTCTTCTTCTTTACTCCATTTATTACTAATACTTAAACCTAATTTAAACCTTTTGCTTTTTACTGCATCACAACTTTTATTAAGTTTATCAGCTAAAAAATCTACATCTTTGAAGTAATTTTCTTTTAAAAACTCAACTTCTTCATCTGTCCATTTGCTGGTATTATCAACTAATCTTAATTTTCTAGTTTTATTTGCTATTGAGCTAATACTTCTATTTAGTTCTTTAGCTATTTCTTTATGAGTTTTTGTACTCCAGTTTTCTTTTAAAAAATTAATTTCTTCTTCTGTCCATAATCTACTAGCCATTTCTTTAAAATTCCCCCACAAATTTTTAAAAATACTTTAGCTATATAATTAAACAAGAGAGGACCTAAATCCTCCCTTTATGGCTATATTATCCATTTTAATTGTTCACATTCAATACTACCTAATTTAATTTTTACTGGCTCTGTATTTAAAGAACTTTTTAACATATGAACTATAACATCAACTGTCCATCCATCCCCTAAAACATCTTGGGCTTGATTATAACTTAAACAGTTAGTGTAACCAACTGGTACAGTTTGAGCCAATTCTAATTCTCTTCTAGTTAAAAATCTGCAAAAGTCTTCAAACTCTATTAATCCACTATTGGGGCATCTATCTTGAAACCTAGTCAAACAAAATATTTTTTCCGAATCAGTTACATTAGCACAACCACTTTTAAT